CCCATTCCGCGCCCAATTCGCACCCATCGATTCCCGCGTGTGGAAGCTGGTTCCAAATAGTTCTTGACAGGATGTGAGGGGTTAGGTTACCTTGTAGTCCGCAGTCAGCACTTGGGCGATGCCCAGCACCGAAAGGACGTATCACATGGAATCACTCTTCGCCGCAACCGCTCCCACCGCAGACATTCTCACCGAAAAATACAGGCCGCAAACCATCTCCGGATTCATCGGCCTAGACAAACCACGTCGCATCGCTGCGAAGTTGGCGGCTAATCCGCCGCGCTCCGCTGGCCTCTTGTTTCTGGGCGAACCCGGCATCGGCAAAACCACACTCGCACTCGCACTCGCAGCGGAGATGCCTGCGGAGCTGCATCACGTCGCATCGCAGGATTGCAACGTCGAACGGTTACGGCAAGTCGTCTCCAATTGCCATTACGTACCCAGCGCGGGATACAAACGACATCTCGTTTTGATTGACGAAGCCGATCAGATGAGCGCGGCGGCACAGCTCTACATGCTGTCAATCTTGGATAGCACCGCACCACCACCAGACACGCTCTTTATCCTCACGGCAAACAACACCGATAAATTGCATGAGCGGCTACTGTCGCGATGCATCCCGGTTCAATTCTCATCACACGGTCAATCCGCCCAAACTGCGCAGCTTTTAGAGCGCGTGTGGGATGCAGAAGCACCGCAAGGCGCAACCCGTCCCAACTTTGCGCGGATTGTCAAAGAGGCATGTTCCAACGTTCGCGCGTCACTCATGCAATTGCAGACAGAGTTACTTCTGGCTGACTAACTCAACTTAACCCATAGGAGAAAATCGATATGCCGAAAAAGACCGCAGCTCCCAAAAACATCATGTGTCAAAACTGTTCCACGCTGTACCGCGAAGATGAGCTGGACGCGATAGACGACGTATTAGAGCGCGTCGCACCGGGAGAAACAATGCCGTGGGGCCAGTGTCCCGATTCAAATTGCGGCGCAGTCTGCTACCCGATAAACCACACCCGCTAACTCAACCCATTGGGCATCGCCCCAGCACCGAAAGGAATCACGATGGCAAATGTATACGAAGTGGTTACAAATAGACTGATAGAAAAACTGGAGTCTGGCGTCATCCCGTGGCGTCAACCTTGGAAAAATACTTCGCGCGGAGCGTACCTGCCTTGTAACTTCGCGACAGGCCGCAGCTACCACGGCATCAATACGATCATGCTGCTATCCAGCGGGTTCCCTACTCGCCAGTGGATGACCTATAAACAAGCGCAATCGCTGGGCGGTCAGGTTCGCAAGGGCGAACGTGGCACACCTGTTGTGTTCTGGCAGTTTGGCGAAGAAGCGGAGACGAAGAAAAAGACCGCTTGGAGCAAGAATTTTACCGTCTTCAATCTCGATCAGATCGACGGAATCCAGCCCGAAATTCCCTTTGACGTTCCTGCCTTCGATGCCATTGCTGAAGCGCAAACCATCGTAGACGGGTATCTCTCCGCTGCATCGCATCCACGCTTGCTGCATGGCGGTTCCAGCGCGTGCTACTCGCAATCCAGCGATACCGTCCACATGCCAGACGGCGCGCAATTCTCCAAACGTGAGCTGTACTATGACACTCTCTTTCATGAGCTGGGCCACAGCACCGCGCACCCGTCACGACTCAAGCGCGATCTATCCGGCAAGTTCGGCACCCCCGCGTATTCGCAAGAGGAGTTGACAGCAGAGTTTACCGCCGCGTTTTTGCTGGCTGAATCCGGCATCAGCTCCGACGATACCGATGCGCATAACGCGGCCTATCTCGCGTCATGGCTGAAGGTGCTCAAGGGCGATTCGCGCATCGCTGTGTTCGCTGCGCAGCGTGCGCAGAAGGCCGCAGACTACATCCTTGGCCGCACCGTGGCCCAGCTCGAAGAGGTGGCCGCATGAATAGCCAGTTAGGACTCTTCGCACCCGCAGCGCCCACGGTGGAGAATATCGATCTCGCCAAAGCCTTCGCCTCTTACAGCGCCGATGTCATCGCAGAACATGGCCGCGTGCGCAAACCCGTTTCGTGTGGCGGTGATCTCTGGGTTTCGACGGGCGGGAGTGGTTGCGGTGCCCGTCGCAATGCCCAGCTCTATCGCCTCGTTTCACTCGCTGAATTTGATGGTGAGCCTACAACCTACCGCGAAAAAATCTCCATCGTGAACGAAGGGGATGAGTATGCGGGAGACTACGCGCGGAACGACCCGGACGGGTTCTATCACGGCATGACGGTCAAGAGCGGCGGGTCAACCTACGTCCTCTGTGGGCCACCGCAGACGGTTGCTGGTGATGACATCGCCCCTCTCTTCGCCGATGACGCAGACGACGAAGAAGAGGAGGAGTTGTGCGATGGTCTCTGCCCGGACTGCGGCGCGGAGCTGGAAGCTGGTTCCAATTGTGCAGTATGCAACGAAGAAGACGAAGAGGAGCAAGACAATGACGATGAAAAATAAGAAGCTCAATTCCGCAGACAGTTTCCGCGCTGTAATCCTTTTGGGCATGTGCGCCACGGCGCAAACACAGCTTTGGGATAGAGCGCGGGAGCTGGAAGAGATTCTGGGCTGCGCGGTTAACACCACACTCGATCTCGAAAATGAGACCGTCGCCTCCCTACTCAAACGCAACGAACCTATCTAAACCTCAACATCAACCGCGTGGGCCATCTGCCCAGCACCGAAAGGACACAACACCGATGAACCTCCACACCACAGCAGCTCCCACCGTCGCTCCCGCGCTCTGTAACGAGTGCGCAGAGCCACCGCTGAGCCACCAAGCGGCCTACAACAAAGTCACGCGCATTGGCTACTATCTGGCGACCGATCTGAGTCGCCAGACCAAGCGGGAAAGCATGCTCACCCTCGTCATGCTTGACCTGGCACAGCAGATTATCCGCCTCGAATCGAAGATGGCCGGCAAGGAGGTCCGCTAAATGTTTGAAGCCATCGAACGCCACGCACGCGCGCTTGCGACCGCGCGCACCTTCCGCCGTCCTCACTCCGTTATTAAATTCGCGAACAATGGTTCCTTTGAACTCGCCCACACCTACCTCTATGAGTCGTGCAAAATGGATACGCAATACGCAGAGAATGGGGGCCAATCGTGAGCAAATTCAAGGTCAAAGTGAGCATCACAGCGATGTGTGAGTACGAAGTCGAGCTGGACACTGATAACGAAGATCAGGCCGAAGACTGCGCTCTGAAGCTCTGGCGCGAGAAGACGCCTGAAGATTTTCAGGTAGAAAAAGGCTACATCACCGATTGGGAAGTCGAGGCCGAACAGATCTCCGCTACGTGTCCCGACTGCAACAAGGAACACGCAATGGCCGATAGCTGGAGTGAGGACCGCGACTACTGCAAAGAGTGTGGTGCGAAAATCGAGCAACTGGAGAAAAAAGCCAATGGCGGTACATGAAGATTTCACCGTCGCCCAGGCGAACGATCTGGCCCGTTATTTTCTTGGGCCAGATTGGAAGGCGAGCGTCCTTCCGCTTAGCGCCGCGCCCTGCCTACTCCGCAAGGAAACTAAACCTTTAGGAGTTATCTGTCAGGGCGAGAGCTGGCGCGAGGTCTTCCGCTTCGCTGGTGTGCGGCTGCCGCTTCGTGCGCAGTACGTCGCTCTAGGCTTGCGCGTCATGTTCTCCGATCGCGCCATCTGCACCGCTGTCAGCAACACGCTGGCGAAGCGGATCGCGGCCGCGCTCAACAATCACATCCCAGACCGAAGGGGGATTTAATGAACAATTCGCCCATCATCACCACCGAAGAGTGGGACCGCATTCGGCAGTACATCGAAGACGGTCCCGCCACAACTTACCTTGACACCAGCGCAGAGGGAACGATGGTCGTCTTTGCTGGTGGCGTCATGCACCCTCGCGCCTACCTGCAAGTCATGGAGGATGATGACGACGACGCGGGGCCTGTGGACATTCTGAAACACGTTCCCGCCGCTGATCCAAACTCGCCCATCGGCATCATGCCTTCGTCTCTGCGCGGTGCGTCGGTCGCGCCGTGGAAACCACGCAAAGACGGGGGAATTTAAAATGGAAGGCAAAACCTACAGCATCATCCGCAATATGCGTTACGGCACCGATGAGATCGAAACGGTGGTGGCCTCTGGGCTGAGCTGGCCTGTGGCTGATGCGCAGCGCAACGAGCTGAGCGCCGCTTACCGCAAGGACAACCCCGGCAAAAGCAGTTGGTCCGGCGAGATCTTCATCGTCCGAATGGAGTAGACAAAACGACCCAGCTCTTTGAACTGGGCCAGTTCGCGGTATACACGCAGTCACCTGCGAGAGCGCAAATTATTTCCCTCTAGTCTCTCGCAGGGTTCTCCAGGTCTGCCGGGGATTTTATCAAAAGGGATTACAATCGCGGAAGAAATCAGGAGGATGACCGATGGTGACACGCATGGCGGCGGTATCGGGAATGATGCTGGAATTTGCCATAGGGTTTCTGGTGGGATGGGGAACGCACATCTACTCTTCACGACGGAAGCGGGAAACCCCTTGATCGATCAGCGTCGCCGCTGGCGGGTTTCTGTTGGCATCCACAGCTCTGGGTGTGCCTTGGCGTCTGCGATGGCCTCCTGCAACCCTTTCTGCCTCGCCTGGTCCCGCTCCCACTCCAGCTCGTCGCGTAGCTTGGGCGGCGTCGCGTGGGCGTAGTGGGCCATCTCCCACCAGGTCACGGCGTACCAGTTGGCGTCACCCTCCCACTGCATCCAGATCCCGCTGGCGTAGATCGCCACGCGCGCCCAGCCTTGGTAGTGGTGCGTCGGGCCGTCTACGGTGGTGCGGAACTGGCAAACGCACTCCTCGCCAGTGGGTAATTTACCGGGTTCGCGCATGGGCTTAGTTCGGCAACTTGTCAAACTGCCCAGCTCCGCGCAGGTGGCGCAGAGCATCCGCCGCCTGCATGATCCCGTCGTTGGGCGTGCTGCCCTTGACGTAGGCCGTACAGATGGCACAGCTACAGGCCAGGTTGTGCGTTTCGATCATCTGCCAGGCCTCTTTTATGATCGAGATCTCATCGGCGTGAATCCTGATGCGTGGGTCATCGCTCATTGGAATAGCTCCATCGTCTGTCTCTCACTTCGCAACCTTCGCTGTCGGCTGCGCATCCGGTGCGCCAGGTCGTAGCGGTTATGGCAGAGCTGGCACGCTGCCTTTAGATTCTCGTCCCGGCAATCTTCCGGCTTGTGGTTCAGGTGCGCCACGGTCAACACCACGATCACTCCGGTGTATGGGTGGCGCTGGCCGTGCCTGGCGGTGCAGCGTTCGCCATCATACGTCTCCATCTCGCAGCGGTAGTCCGCGCGATCGAACCGGATGCGATCGCTGATCGCTGGCCAGTCCTTCGGATACTTCGGTTTGTTCTCCTTCAGGATCGGCATAGGCTGCCTTCCCGCCGCGCTGCGTCGATCGCGCAATCGAAGCTGCAATAGATTCCCGGCATCGGTTGGGGAGTTTTGAACTGCGTCGCAAACCATTTGCTGATCTGAACGTAAGCCGGTGCGCGTTCGCCCAGCACCCCGCGCGCGCCGCACCCTCGGCACTCAACTACTTCGCGACGATAGCTATAGACTTTTTTTCTCGGCATCGGTCCAAACTTTCATAGGTGTAGTCCTATCTCGAGTTCACCGAAAAACAGGTGGCACGATCCACAATATTTCTGCGCGATATCATTCGGGTTGTAGCTCACCCTCCTGCATTTCGGGCACTTGAAGCTCGCCGTCGCCATTGGCTTTCTAGTCGCCGCTGCCAGCCGATCGGCGGTCTCCGGATCTACCGCGCGAATCATCGCCTGTGCCTCTTTGTAAAATTCCTGCTGGCACTCTTCCTTGAAGCAATACCTGAATTGCGCCGTCGCCCAGCCGCCCTCCTCGGTAATGAAATCTCCGCAGTGTGCGCAGACGATGCCGCGCGCGATACAGGCCTTCTTCCACAGCAGGGTTGCCAGACGCATCGCCTGGTCGGGCGAGAAAATAATGTGGCCGCACCCTTCGGCGTCGGGTTTGAGATCCGGGTGATTGATGACGATGTTCTGGCCATCGGGTGTTAACGCAACGATCAGCTCTCCGCTGGCGGGTTTCTCCTGGTCTGCCATTAGCTTTTTCCCTTGTCTCCAAACATTTTGCGCGCGTTGTCTTCTCCGGTTTGCCCCATGCGATCGCGTTCAAACTCCTCCCGCGATTCGCCTTCTAAAACCCGCATTACCGGCGCGGCGAGGTCGATCCGCAGTAACAGGTGAGCGCGAGGATCATCCTTCGGCGTGAATCCATGCCCTCGGCAATCGATGCAGCGCCCCTCGATCGTGCCGGCCTCGAGCGCGTCGGCAAGCTGGCGCAACCCATTCGGAAGGTTTCTATCCAGCGAGGCCTCGATCTCATCGGGCATGAAAACCGCAATCTCTCGCGTCATGGTCGCCGCGCCTCTTCCAGTTCCTTTTTAGTTTCAGCCAATGTCAGCACTAGATACATGGCGTATTGGTTCGACACACAGTAAGTCACTTCTCCCCCGACCCAGGCCTCCGCAATCAACTCTTGCGTTGTCTCGCGTACGCGTAGTTCGGTCGCTTGTGACGTGCCTGCGTCGAGAACTCTTCGCGCTGCAGCTTTCCGCTCTTCCTGCGTAAACTCTCTCATCGCTCTACCTCAACCAAAGGCATTCGTAATCCGGGTGCTGATAAAACCGCGTGTCGGTCGCGGCGATGATCTCGCCGCTGGCCAGGTCTTTGCCGATACTCCAGATCCACTGATCGTTCGCTGCGTCGCAGTAGTCCACGCCGTCTTCGTAGGTCGTAAGAACAAATAGGCCGTGTCCGATCGAACGGCCTACCTTGTTCACATCGACGCACTCGCCCAGATCCAGCTTCTCGCGCATCCGCAGGTTCTTCACCGATCGCCTCCGTGGAAGATGACGCCGCCATTCTCAAAAACGGCGAACGCGTACAGCTCGATCCACCACGTAGGCTCATTCGGCTTCCCTTTGCGTGAGTCGATCTCCTGGGACGCCGATCGAGGTTTACCCATGTCAGAGTTGCCGAAGATCTCTACGCAATCCCTCATAAGCACGTGCTGCACGCGGATCTGGCTCTGCACGGTGCCGTTATCGACTGCGGCCAGGTGGGGAAAATGTTCGCGGCAGTTGTAATACACGCGCCACCGCTTATATGCGATCCGATTGATCGGTTCGCGTTCTGGCGCGTGAAGCAGGATGTCCTCGTTCACTTTCCCTCCTCGAGTTCGCGCTTCGCGACTTCGATAAAATCCTCGATCGTCTCCTGAATGTCGCACGCCAGCTCGTAGATAGTCTGAGGAGTTTTGATCCCTTCGCCCTCCAGAAACAGCTCGGCCAGGTCGTAGCATCTTGGATCGCATGTGCGCGCCATTTACATTTCCTCTTCGACCGCACTCGCGCGTCGCTTGTCCGGAACGTCCTCAATTTTGGCTGCCAACCCGCGTAGGCGGCGGGCCGCTATTTCGCAGACATCTCCGTTCCCCACTAGGAAGCTGGACACTGCGTATATCTCGTCGATAATTTCGTCGTTCGTCATTTTTTCTCAACCTCCACATCCTCGCCCGTCGCGTTGCCGTCCTCCATCACCACGCTCACCTTACCGTCTGTCTCCACGCGCTCGATCCACACCTGAAAGTCCTTCGCCTTGGCCTCGTCGGCCACGAGCTGCAGGCTGTCGTCGTCCAGCAGGCTCCCGTCGCTGATGCGCAGTACGCGCAGCTTGGGGTTGGTGGCCATGCCGATCGCCATGCTCACGCGGATCTGCGCGGCGTTCGACGCCTGGTTGAGGGGGAACCCGTCGTAGACTACCTCGCCGTTTGCGATCGAGAGTTTTTCGATCGGCATCTTCGCCCGCGCGATCGCGGCCTCCCGCTCGGCCTCCCGCTTCTTCATCCGCGCATCGATCTCCGTCCATGCCGCATCTGCGGCCTCCCGGTCCTTCACCAGCTGGCGATAGTTGGCCGCGCGCTGGATGGCCGCGTTGGTCTCGTTCCCTTTGGTCAGCTCGGCCGCAACGTCGGCAGTGTCGATCGGCTCGCCAATCGTCATCGCCTGGGCCTCGGCCAGTAGCTTCTGAAGTTCGCCATCATCCCGGATTACACCCTCTGCCCGATCCACGTGTAGACCATCCAGTTTTGCGGCCTCGTTCAACAAAGCATGGGCGTCTTCGCGCATCTTCTTCGCCGTCGCCGCTACGCGCTCAGCCCGCTCCAGTAGTAGGGTCTTCCGTTGCTGCTGTGCAGCCACTCCGCTGTTGTGCTGGGCCGCGTTCTGCAGCTTCAAGGTCAACGCGGCCACGTCGATCGCTTCCAGTGGCAGATCCGGGGCAGGAACGGGCATCGCAGCAACTCGATTCTTCAGCGACTCGGCCACCCGGCCAGCCTCGCGCCGCGCGTCATAGTCGGCTTTCTGCTCGGCCTCGAGCGCGTCGATATCCACGTCGAACGTGACGAGGCTGCGCAGCTCCTCGACTTGGGCATCTGGGTCTTTTCGCATGAAGGCCATCGGGTCAAAGCTGATCTTGCCCAGAAGTTTGTCGAGTAGCACCTGTGGGCTGGGAAAGGCCTCGCCGCGCTTGCCGGTGACTACCAGCTTCGACATGTAGGTCCGCCCCTCGGCACTCTTCTCCTCGTCCACGTGAGTGAAGTACCGCGTGACAACAAAGTCGCCGATGTCCACCTTCACGCTGCCGGTGCGCTGGCCCCTGCGGATGGGGTAGCGCGGCACCGTCGAGGTTCCTGTCAGCGCCCAGCTCATCGAGTCGAGGACGGAGCTTTTACCTTCGCCGTTCTTGCCGGCGACGACGATTAGATTATTTTTGGGCTTGATGTGGGCCAGCTTCACCCGCTTGATATTCTCGATGCGCATCTCGATGATGTGCATGTTGTCGCTGCTGGCTTCTACGATCGCGTCCACCTGGGCGTGACGTTCTTCCTTGGGAATCCTTGCCATGTGACCGCTCCTTTTGACCCCTCTAATTCATACCAAGACAATATAGGTATTGTACCAGAGATAGTCAAAAGGATAGACTGGCGCGATGAAGCTGCTCAAGAGACTATGGAAGGCCTATCGGAAACGCCTCGGCTGGGCCAGCGATGATGAGCTGGACGAGTGGCGTCCCTACAGCTTCTAGCGTTATGGGTGAGTCACCATACAGATGATCGCGCCGGCGCTGGCGGTGTTGGCGGATGCCGTGGTTGGCGCTACAAGGCTTACCTCGAAAGTTGTGGTGGTCTTGTTGAAGACGCTCCCCATGCTCAATGGCCCGGTCGATCCGGTCCCTTCGGTGAACGAACACCCCGAAACTTCGTAGCCCGTATCCGGCTCTGGCGTGGACATTGTGATGGTCGCCGCGCAAAACGTGCCGATGGTTCCTGCGGCGATCGCGCAGCCGGCGACGGAGACAATCTGCAATCCCGGCTCATTGTTGATTGATACAGTCGCGGCGATCGTCGAAAAATCCTGCGCCGCTGGCCATGAATTCGTGAGTGCGGTGGATGCCAGTGTGCTCGAGGGGATGCCGCTGTCGTGCAGATGCCCGGTGGTGTTGTCGAAAGTGGTCACGTCGCCGGCCACGGTCGTATTCTGCACCGAAGCGCTGGGCGTCGTAACGCTGGCGGCTGTTTCATTCCCGCTAAAATCCGTCATCCAATTGCAGGAAGGGTTGAGGCACAGGGCGGCGTTTGTGGGAAAGGTCGGATTGCCGGCTCGCGAATTGAACCAGGTTTGGTTGTTGCTCGTTCCCGACTTCGTGTACTGAGCAACGCAGATTGTATCCATGTTGCTATTTGATCCCGCCGTGCCAGTGGGACATACGCTAACCTGAAAAGCGGAATCAGATCCCGAACTGTTTAAAATGCGGAAAGCTGCCAAGATCCCATTTTGCGTGTAAGGCCAGTTTGCGCCGTTGAAAAACGTGTTGAGCGTGCTGGCCTGTTGTTGTTGCGCGACGGTTCCTAGATAGCTCGTTAGTCCTGTTCCGCCCTGGATTCCGATTCCATTGAAACTATTTCCGCCGCCCACGACTACGGGGAAGATATTCTGAACCGCGGTTAAAATCCCCGATGGCGCATTCAGAAAATTCGGCGTCGTCGGCACGGTTACGTTGTTGCCGGCCACCACTGGCAGAAAGTGATCCTGTGTCGTTGCTGCGGAGTTAAGATTCACAAACCCGACATTCGCGAGGAAGGGCGAGCTGATGCCGTTGGGGTGAGTGCCGTCCGCCGTTTGTGCCGGATCGGATGAGTTGTATCCCGGTGGGGTCGCGTTCGGATCGTAGTAGCTGATGTTGAGGCCATTCGATCGCAGCTCGTTCACAGTCGCGATCTGTATCCCTCGCATCACATTCGTGTTGGCGTCATCGTGCTGCGGGCCGGCTACGCTGCTGCAGGCTCCGTTACATCCCGCGCGGGATTCGAGCATCATTTCAACTGCGGGGTAATTCTGCAGGCTGCTCGATGGGGAAAGAAAGTACACGCCAGACACGATTACCGGATCGCTCGAATTGTTCGCAGCGGTCAACGTGATGGTCGTATATCCGCCTGCCATGCCCGCTTGTCCAACCGCGTAGAGGTTCGCCGTGCCTCCCCAAAATGACGTGTACGGCGCGTTTTGATTGAGCGTCGTGCTGCCGGTGTACGGGTCCACGATGTTGTAGGTGACGCCGGCGTTGACCGCGCTGATCGTCATCGTCGCCGTGGTGCTGCCGGTGGATTTGTATCCGATGAAACCGGCATCGGTGGCGTTGCGCGTGGTGCATGTGATCGTCGCGCCAGGGGTGAGGGTCTGGAGAGTTCCGGCCGGAAATACGCCGGATGACGTTCCGGGCACAGCGCTAACCGTGGTCCACGTTCCCGTCGTCGTGCAGATCGAGGAGTTGGCGGCAAGTTTCTGGCTGTCGGGAATGCCGAACTCCAGCATCCACGCCTTGAGTCCCCCTCCGTAATAGCTGCTTTGGGCTGCGTTGGGGGCGCCCCCGATATTGGAAACATCGTTGTACGCAGCCTCTAACAGTGCCTTGGAATTACTGGTCACTCCCAAAGGAAAAGTAAGCGGCCATGTGCCGTTCTGGGTGCAGTTGCCGGTTCCGGGTGTATTGCAGCTGAGCATGTCGGCCAGAGACGCGCTCCCGATCGCGTTGATATGCCGATTGCCTGTGGGGATACCCAATTGGCCTGCGAGGAGTTCGGGGAACCCGCCCACAACCAGCAAGCCGATCGAATCCGTGTTCGCAAAATAGAGTCCGGTCGATGGCGAATTGATCAGGATGTTATCGGTGACTGCCGAGGTTGGTCCCGAATATGGCACAAGCGTGCAGCCGCCCGACGTGCAGGAGTAATTGTCGGCGGGACTGACTCGCTGGTCGAAGATCCTTGTGTTGGTACATGCGCTGGTTAGGCCTGCGATCGTGTCGCTGGGATTCGAGCCAGGCAGGATGTCTACCACCGTCGCGGTCGAATACGCGCACGCGGCGGTGACGGTCTTCTGAATCGTGGTCAGCGTCGTGCCCGCGCCCATGTTGACGTAGAAAACCGTGTTCGCCTGCTGCGTCTTGAATGGCGCGATCGTCTGCTGTGCGAAGCATTGGACGCTCAGTAGCGCCAGGGCAAGCCAAAGGTTTTTCTTTCTCACTGCGGCTTACCTCCCTTTTTGGTATTCGCCACCAAACCGCTGTTGTAGCTGAGAATTCCGTGATCTTCCCAGTGATATCCGGGGTGGGCCTTTACGATGGCGTCGATCTCCGCTTGTACTGGCCTCACATCCTCTGACGTGGCCGCAATCGCGCGCGCGTGATCGAGTTTCGCTTGTTCGGCAGCCGTGAGATGGGTTACGGTTGCGGGCGATTTCGAGTTGGAAGATACTGCTGCGCTAGGCTGCGCAAATAACGAGGTTGCGATTGTTAAAAATGCGATTGCCCAAAAGTTTTTCTTTCTCAGCTCCATGTTGCGCCTCCAAAGGGATAGTAGTTTGCAGCTTCGTCCTTCATCCATATCTGCGCGGTCGCTCCATTCGGAGCGGGGTTGATCGCCGGAACGTTGATGAAGTTCGCCGGCCAGGTCATCGTCCAACCTCCGGTGCCGTCCTGTTTGATCAACGTCATGATTGTTGCGCCGGCGACGAAATTTGCAGCGGTCGAAGTTACATTCTCGGTCAGAGTGAGGCTCTGGCTGCTTCCGTGGGTTCCGTCGAACTCGGCCACTCCTGCAACGATCGGAACAATCACCAACCCGCCGCCGTTAATGCTTCCCGTCACAATCAGGTTGCCGTCGATCGTGATTGATCCGTCGATCGTCTGGAGTGCGGCTCCCGGTGGGTTTGTCAGTACAGGGATGCCTGGTGCGGGAGTTGGCGGTATCGGATAAATCTGCGGAGCGTTACTCAGGTCGATGGTCTGTGCGCCGGTAAACCGGTACGCGCCGCACTGCAGAATGTTGCCGTCGCCGTCAAGCAGTGTGATGGCGTAGTAGGTGCCAGCGGGAAAGATGACATCGTTTCCCCACAGCTTGATGCTGATGCCGCTCCCGTCGTCATAAAAATCTTCGGGGCCTACCTGCACGACGTTCGAGGTTCCTGGGATGCAAGGCAGCGTCAGCCCGAACCCGCACAGCGCGACTCGCAGCACCGCAGGGCTTGCTGTGGTTCCGGCCGTGTTGCCGCTGACATCTTGCAGCGTCGCGGTTAATGTGATCTGAGGAGATAGGGGCATGGGGAGGGTTATTCAAAAAACATCATAAGCCCCATCGTCGCGTTGCTGGGGTGGTTTTGTTTGTCGGTGGCGATGGTGTCCTTGAACCATTGCCGGATCGGCCGGTTGAGATACATCCAGTAGAAGCAGGGGCGCTGTTTCTCGCACAGAGTGTCTTCGAGCGTCGGGCCGTCGCCGTAGTTGGAGCTGTGGCCGAAATAGATATCGTCCACCTCGTGCAGCAATCTCTGGTAGGCGCGGCTGTTGTGGTCGATGCGTATCAGCTCGTTCGGTTCGTTGGCGCGGTGTTCGTCGGCAGTCTCGATCACATCCATCCACTCGCCCCACCCCGCGCGCACGCGATTGCGCAGACAGTAGCAGATGGCCTTCATCTCTTCGAGGCTCCCGCGCGGCCCAGCCTCGAACGCGGCGTAGCGCACCAGCATCACGCGGTCAACGTCTTTCTGTGTCATGCCAGATGCACCTTTTGTTTCTGATTCTCACGAATGAATTCATTCATCAAAAACGCCTGGTGGCTCTCCCATCCAGCATCGAACCCGGCGCAAAATGTGCTCTTCGCTACCTCGATCTGCTGCGGGGTCAGCCCTGCGTTGGAAAACCTCGGCAGGCACTGTGTCCGCCACAGCGCCTCTCTCTGCTCGTCTCTCGCCTTATCCGCGCGCGCCTGAATCTTTCTCTCTTCTTCCTCGAAGGATGCCATTAGTTCACCGTCTCTCCGTTCCGCCACATGAAAAGCTGCTGCTGGTACCAGTCCGCCGCCGGCCCGGTGCCTAGCGGAAACGCTCGGTGCGCCTCTTCCTCGGTGATCGCCCGCGCGCGAATCATCGTCATCAGCGCCGTTCGCCAGCCCACATACTTTGCCGACGTGGGCACGCCGAACTCGTCGAAACCCATAATCATCCACTCGGTACCCAGCGGGGCCTGCAGGGTGCCTACTCGCAGGAACTCCGGAACCTCGGTCTCGTAGGCCTCGCGCTCGAGCAGGATCTCGGTCGCGGTCTGGATCATGTCGCCGGCCAGGTGAAAGCTCCTGTCGGCTTCGGGGTTGTGCTTCGCCTTGCGCAGCCGCTTCGCCTTCACCAGCTCTCCCTCGGCCGCTTGCTTCATCTCGCCGGCCTTCACCTGGGCGTAGTCGTGCTGGATGGCGGTCTGGCCGTTCCACATCGGGTTGCGTATCACCAGCGCAAGTAGGCCGCTCTTTCCGGTGCTGCTCATCTTCACGATGCGGTCGTCTTTCAGGAGTACCCGATCCCTGCGTCCCAGCGCCACGCACAGCCGCTCGTGGAACTGCCAGGGACTCAGCACCTCGCCGCGCCGCATCTCTTCGTTCTCGCGGCCCTCCCATCGCTCCTGTCCCTTCCACTTGTTGCGCTCCTGCTCGGCCGACAGCAGCTCGTGAATTCTCCAGCGCAACTCCAGCTCCTGCTCCGGCGTCTTCACGTCTTCGATCTCCCGCTCCATTCGCGCCATCGCCTCCAGCACCCGCGGGTGTCGGCCCAGCTCGTTCATCTGCCGGGTGGCCTGTTCTTCCTTGTGCCAGTCGTCGAAGCTCGGCGCATCGCCTACCGCCACGCCGTTGATGCCCATGCCCAGCGCCAGGCCAAGCCCATCCAGCGCCTGCTCGTCACTCGCGCGGGTGTCGGGCACGTAGCGGCCGGCGTCGATCTCCTCGGCGGCCTTGCGGATCTCGGCCTCGGCCGGGTGAGCTCGCGGCGCGCTCTGGTGACGGCGTGCGATGTGTACCGCTGGCGTAATAGATTTCCGGCTCATACCTTCTCCTCGGGGTTGCACGCGATCGCCAGATTCATCGCCATCACGGTTTCGCGCAGATGACGCATTGCGGCCGTCTTGTCCGCGCAGTCCGGCACGCTCTTGTCGAACAGCTCCGCGAAGGCCTTGGCCGAGTTGCGCAAGTCGAAGTATTTGGTGAGCTGCGTCTGCGTCGGCTGGTGATATTGAAACCAGTTGTCGATGTCTTCCGCTCTCATAGCACCTTCCAATCTTCGGCCAGCATATCGGTCTGTGAGGCCAGCCACGGCACCACGGTTCCCTGTACGGTCTTCATGGCGATGTAAGCCTGGTAGGGAACCAAGCCCTCTTCGCCCCACTCCGCTTTCGCGATCGCGGTGCGTGCGGGATATTCCCCCGGTGGAACGTGGTACAGATACATCCCTACTCCGTTCCAGCCGCTGCGGGCCACTTTATAGCCGTTCTTCAACGCTTCGATTGCTTGTCCGAAATTCATTTTTTACCTTTCGTTTTGTGACTTGGGGTGTAGTACGCTTCCATTCCTGCAACGTCCGCGCCTGGCACTCCGGGTGCGCGTGGCGTCGTGTTCAACCTTGTGGCGTTCGGCGCTGTCGGCAATGTGCTCGAGAGCGCAGTGTTGCCCATGTCCTGAATCCACGGTTTCAGATTCGCGTTTTTCTTCGGATCTTCGATGTACTTCTGTACGATCGTCGCCGCTTTCTCGCGTGGGATGGTCGCCAGCGTGTGGCCTTGCGCCCGTAGTTTGTCGGCGTCGCTGATGTCGAACGCGCTCATGTCTTCGGCATCCGCAGGGATCTTTGCCTGCACCGATGGCGGCAGATTGTTCTGCCAGGTATGGACAAGCTCGTGCGCCGTCGTCGATGCCGGGTGGCGTTGGAAGCTGGCCGGATCGTTGATCTCGATCGTGTTGTTGCCCGCGCCCTGGTCCACGCTGGCATCGGCTGCGTTGCCGCCGCGGCCGGTGAGCGGCTGGCCCTGCACGACTGCTGGGTCTACGGCGTGGTAGGCCTGCTGTACGGGTGCTGGCGTGTTCTCGATCGCAGCGTCGGCCTGTGCCTGCGGCGTTGCGCTCGAGTCTACGTTTGTGTTGTTCGCGGGTGCGCTGTCGTCGGCCTCGCCTTCCAGCATGGTGAGCGGCTTCTTTTCGTCGCTTTGCTTCGGCTCCTCCTGTTTCTCTGGCGGGTTCTCCTGAATGATCGCGGCCGAGATCCCCGCTGCCGCCGTCTTCGGTGAGACGCCGTTTCTTACCGCGTAATCCAGCAGCTTGCCGATGCGTGGGCTGGTCGCTGCCATCTGCAGCATCCATCGTTCGGCCTTCGCGCCGGCATACGCTCCCGCTAACGCTCCCTCATAGCCGCCCATCTGGTGGCCGAGATACGCGCCGGCGAATCCTCCCACCTTGCCGTGCGCGATGTTGTGCAGCACGCTCATGCTCATGCCCTTCAAGCCCTGCGAGGCCTTCGGCGTATTCAGCAGGTCCGCGATGCGGGTCATGTTCTCCATGCCGTCTTTGCCGATCACGCTCTCCAGGCGGTCCTGACCGTAGCGCTTGATGAGCTGCTGAAGGCCGTTCTGCATTCTCACGCCACTCAACACGCGGCCACCGGCAACCTGCGAGGAGTACTTGTCGTCAACGTTGGCGGCGTGGTTCACCACGTCATTCAGTCCATCCAGCACCTTCGACTTGTTCCACAGCTTCGTCGCCTGCAGACGGTCCGGTCGCGAGATCCCCGGCGTCTCGTCGATCAGATGGTCGATCTGGTTTTCATAATCGTGCTTCGCGGTGAAGTCGCCGCGCTTGCCGGCTGCGGTCCTCGCGCGGTTGAGATCGCTGAACTGTCCATCGGTGGCCTCGTCGAACTTCTGATAGATCGGCTGGGCCGCGTTCTGCAGCTGGTCGGCGGCATCGCCGAAATGTCCCACACCTTCGGCTGCGCGTGCGGAGTCGATCGGATTGAAGTTCGGTAGTGTCCGTTGATAGCTGTGATACACATCCATCTGCTCTTGCAGACTGTCGCGCGCGTCCTCGATCGCTGACATCTGGCCAGGTGTCGCGCCTTCTGGCGGATGGTCAACCAGATCGTTCAACCGGCTCAGGTGAGTCTGTGCCGTCTCCGGGTCTGCTGCGACGAGATCTCCTCCACCCGTCACTCTCGTGCTTCCTGCCTCCTGCCCTGGCTTCAGATCGGTGAGGTATTGAAACACTGGCTCTTTGTGCGTCGGACCTTGAAACGGCTCCTGATCGTTGACGGGTGGCAACGGTTCGTTATCGCCGTACTTGAACGCGCCTTCGTTGTACGGTTCTGTTTTCGGCGCTGTGCCTGAGCCTTTTCCGGCGACGTACTGCGTTCCGATCTGTCGTTTGCGTGGCTCCGTTCCACCGGCCACGTCCTCGGAAGTTGCGCCTGGTCCTTCGATGGTGAAGGGATAAGGCCGAGCGCCTTCGGGTGCTGGCAACATCCGCGCGGGGTCGGTGATTTGTCCCGCCACAACGCGCCCCTGGTTGGCCTCCTCGAGCGCATCGTGGGTCGCGCGCTGCGCAAGATTCTGGAAGACGCGCGGAGCTGCTGCCTGCTGCGCTGCTGCCACCTTGGGAACCTCGTTCGCGGTCACGCTGCCGCGCGGTCCGGTTCCCGGCCGCTGCGAGGCGAGTGTCTGCACGTTCTCGCCGCCGATGTTCTCAACCGCTGGCCGCGATCGCCCGATGAGTTTCTTGACGACGCCGGTTCCACCTTCCAATAACGCGCCGGTCCCTCCCGCCATCGCCGCGTCTTCGGCTGCGGTCGTCGCATCTCCACCCGACTTTACGTATCCTTGTGCGCCGCCAATCAAACCCTGCTGCATCGCTGCGTTCAGCGCCTTCGCCAGGATCGGCGATTTCTCTGCGAGCTTGAGGATGGGCGTGATGTGGCGGAGTTTGTCAACGTAGCTCAAGCCCTTAAGCGCGGCGTCGCCCAGCATGAACTCGCCTGCTGCCTCGATCCATTTGCCCGCTTCTTCCGCTCCGGTGTCGCCGCCTTCACCGAAACTCTGTACGCCCTTCTCCGCGTCGCTTGTCGATTCTGTCGTGCCCGTTACCTTGCGCGCGATGTGGGCCAGCCCTCCTGCTGTGAGTGCCGCTCCGCGAATCGCTCCCAGATTCATGTTTTGCGGAGTGCTCACAATATCGTTGATCTGTTTCAGGATCGGGTGTTGATCGAAGGCTGCTGCATTCTGCGCGCGCGTCTGGGAGATGTAGTCTTTGATCCGCCCAAACATGGACGGATCTGGAGCGGGAGTCGAGGGTGGCGGCGTACTGGATGGCGCGGTAGGCGCGGGTGCGGGAGGGGAGTTCGCCGCGCCTACCGGTGCTCCCAGTCCTGCCAGTGGGTCGCCGCTTGCTGGCGGTGGCGCACCTACAGGTACGCCGATGCTGGCTAGGGGATCGGCGGCGGCGCTCACTGACGCACAACCAGACCGGGAACGTTTTTAGGAACCTGATTCGTGGGTACGTCTTTCCACGTCGGAGATCCGGGAGCCCAGACACGGCTCATGCCCTGAGCTGGCGGCGGCGCGTTCGGTGGTAGAGCTGGCGGTCCCTGTTGCTCGGCCACCATGCGTGCGTGAAATCGCGGATCGAGCGCCGCGCGCGCCTCGGTAGCTTCCTTGTCGATACCGGGCATCGGTGCCTCGTAGGCTTTGCTGGGCGCGGCGTTCTGCCACTGCTGCTCGAAGCTGTTGAACTTGTCGCCCATCGATTGCGCCTGCGTCCTGATCGCGCCAGCTCTTCCGCCTGGAACCTGAGTTGTCAGCGTGCTCTTGATCGACGCGATCGCGGGGATGGTGGTGTCACCGTAGAACGATGCCAGCTCCGTTGCAAGCGTGTCGGCTTTGTTCTGATACTTCACATAGTCCGACGTTCCGGGGATGTGGCTCTTTACGGTGTTGAGCGCGTCCAGCTCCTTCAAATGTTTCAAAGCCGTTGCGCCTGCATTCAACGCGCCGCCAGCAGTGCCTTTCTTCGTGCTGGTGAACTCTTTGTAAACGGCCGGGTACTGTGCCGCTTTCGAGCTGTCGAAGTCCGGATATTTCAGCTGCACTGCGGCCAGCAGATCCGGGTTGCGCGCGGCAAGGTATCCCAGCCGATCAAGAGCGATCCTGCCGCTTCCGATCGAATCGACTAACGCCTCTCCCTTGGGGCCGGTACCGGAATCGGTTTGGTCCTTCGCCGCTCTCGCGTTCGCGGCGTTGGCTTCGCCATAGTCTCTCGCCGTCTCTGCTCTGCCCTTTGAGATCTCACCGGGCAGCTTCGCCGTGGTTGCTCCCGCGTCTGCCTTCGCCTTTGCGGTCTGCGCAGCCTTCTCTGCGATGCTCGCCTGGTCCAGCTTGAACTTCTGCGCGGCGTTGCCGGCTGCGGTCTCGTAGTCGTCTACTTCGCCAGCGGTCAGAGGTTCGCTGCTCTTGTGTTCGACATACTGGCCCGTCGCGCTGTCGAAGGTGTGGAAGACAGTCCCGGCCGGCTCGATCGTCTTGCGGTAGTTGTCCGGCATTTTGAAGACGCGGATTCCGGCACTGGTGCCGTCCGGGTTGTAGTGGGGCAGGATCTCGATCTGGTGATCCTGAATCATGGCCTTCATCACGTTCGGCTCGACCTTCAGGATCTTGTCGATGTCGTTGGGGTTCGCAGCGGTTCCCAGCAGCGTTGCGCCGTCCACCTTCATCAACCTGTCTTCCTGACCCTGCGCGAACGCCACATCGTGCTGGGTCGCTTCATGCTGCATCGCGGTCAGGTGCCACGACTGCTCTGCCGCGTCCATGCGCAGCTTCTGATAGTTGGCATTGGCGAGGATCTGTTTCTGCAGCGCGGGCGTCTGCGCGGCCGCATCTTTCGACTGCTGTTCTCCCCCCGCGAAACCCGCCGCTGCTGCAGCTCCGGGGTTGCGTCCCTTTCCCGCCGCGAATCCCTTGGCTGCATCGCCCACCAAGCCAGCGCCGATCCGTACCCACTGCTGGCCACGGCTCATCGTCTGCTGTTTCACGTACTGGTTGCCTTGGGCGTCGGTACCCATCTCCGGCTTCGTCTTACCTACCAGAGCATCGGCGATCGAATCCACAACTCCCAAAATCCCCGGAGGCTTCTGCGAGGTCACAACCACCGGTTGCGGGGCTGGCGGTGCAGTTGTGGAACCCGGTGCAGGGCCTCCAGGCGTTGCCGATGGCGTCGCGGTAGGGGATTGGGAAGGCTGCGAGCCACCGGGCGTCTGTGAGGCCGCTGGCGCGGTCTGTGGTGCCGTTGGTGGAGGCGTTGCGGCCGCATCCCATCCACCGGCTGTGGGCGCTCCCGCCGCCTCCATTTGACTCGCCGCCTGCGCTCCTGATGTCGTTCCGCCCATAGTCTCTCCCTATCCCCACTTGTTGATGCTTGCGCCCGATGCCATGCCTGCGGCACCTCCAACAGCTCCGATCGTCGCATTGAGCCAGCTATTGTCTTCGCTGGCGATCTCGCCGGCAGTGTTCCCGGCTGCCGTTCCGGCGCTGGTCGCGTTCGATTCGTAGCCCAGCGGGTTGTCGCCGGCCGCGATCGTTTCCAGTCCCGCTCCCGCATTCTCCCAGTCACTGTGGCCCTGCGAGTAGTCGGCCGCTTCGATCTGGCTCTCCTGTCTCGATTCCTCCTGAGCTGCGCTGGTGGCGATATTCCCCTGGACCGCCTCGTCCGCTCCGGTAGGCAGCGGGTTGGTGCCGCCTCCTCTGGCCGCTGTGGTCTCGCCTACAGCACGCGCGGCGTTGCCGTAATTTTCGGCGGTGCCTTCGACGGCCTGCGCGTTCAGGTCTGATTCCTCTTCTCCGGTGAAGCCCTTCTGTCCGGGGCCTTTCGCGAAGATCGATTGAAACTGCTGCGTCATCGGCCCGTAGATGGCCTGCTGATTGGCGTACTGCTGCTTGGTTAAATCGGATGCCTGCTGGTAGGCCGCGAGCTGGGCGTCGCCAAGCTCGGTTTGTTGCGCTGTCGGTCCCGACATCGGCGTCTCCTATCTCTTCTTCGACATCATGGAATAGCCGGGATGGTCGCCGATGGCATCGTGGCCCTTGGCTGCGCGCCTGCCGCCGCTGCCCGCGTGGTCTTTGTGCCTCGCGATGCCCTTCATGTTCTGCGCAAAGACGGCTTCCTTTTTTCTGACGCCGCCCGCTCTCTTGCCCGCCGCGATCTTCGCCGGCGTGGCTTTGCCAAACTTACCCAGTGTGCCTTTTTTCTTCATCTTCGCAGTCGCTTTTTGAATCCACTTTCCTGCCATCGTGCCTCCTCTATGAAGCCTGTCTGGTTTCGGTCTCGGTGTCCTTCAGCCTGTAGATCTCCCGCATCCCGTCTTTCACAAAGCCCAGCCTCTTTTCCGTGAACAGTATCAGGTCCTGATTCTTGCTCACGAAATAGAGTGCCTTGAAACCGTTCATGGGCAGCGCCACCTTCAGCCACGCGAAGCCCACTTCCAACCCCCGCATCACTCTTCCCTTCGAGACCATGCCGCACTCTCGATCGAACTGCAGCGAGATCTCGATCTCATTGCCCATGTGCCGGATCGACTTCACGAAAAAAAGGATGCCGATCGCGTCTTTCAGCACATAGCTGTTCACCTGGTTGTTTTGTTCGATCCAGTAGTCCGGATATTGCATCTCCCATTTGTGATCCGGGTCCATCCGGTTCCACAGCCGCGCCAAAGGCTGATCGTCTGGAGTCGCGGGGCGAAACGTATAGCCGTCGAACTCATACACCGGGAGACTCGTCATAGCCCGTACCTCATGGCCCTACTTCGTGCTTGCTACCTGTTCTTCGCGCTCGTCATGCTCTCGCGCGTAGATACCCCAATCCAGCAGCTCATCTCCCACCGTCTGGCTCCCATAGTCGAACTTCGTCAAGAGAGAATCGCTCAGAGTATTAATTCCACTCTGTTTCAGCACGTACCTGTCGCTGTAGACGCTCTGGCTTTTCGGCGTTCGCGCCGGATCGTTGCTCTTGTCGTTGAGCTTCAGCGGGCGGTACGGCCGCTTGAGGCTGGGTTTGATCTCGCCCAGCAGCACACTCACGATCGGGCGCTTGCCCACAGCCCCCGACTTCGCGCTGATATGCACCGTCTCGGCCCACTGGCCGGTTGTGCAAAGCTGGGTGACGCCTTTAACATCCCAACCCGGATACCCCGTTCCGTTGTCGCTGTACACCGTGCCGCTGTCATCGCGGCAGAGGATGGGGCCCGGTGTTCCTGCAGGCGGTCCGATCAGCAGCTGGGTCTGGCCCGGTGAGGTCTCCACTGCCTGCACGGCGCTGGTGCCTCCGACGATCGCGCGGCGCGGGTGCCACATCAACCCGCTCTCAGGCGGCGATACCTCGGACATGCGAAACCAGCCCACCGCGCCATCGGCCACATATAACGCATTCTCGTCGGTGCTCTGGTTATTCCAGCTCAGAAACGCCGTCGCGGAGCTGTAGAGCGATGTGTTGATTCCACCCGTCGTCACCTTGCGCAGCTGGTCGCCGATCGGGAATCCGATCTCGGTGTATCCGGTGTTGGGGTTGAACGGATATTGGATCGCGATCGAGCTGAGCTTTAGATTCACCTCAAGCACAAACATCGTCGTGCCCTGGATGCACACACAGTTGTAGCCGGCGACGTTCACATTGTTGTAGTAGCTCGTCTGATAAAAAGGATCGCTCGGCGTGCCGGTTCCCAGAATGATCTGAATCCCGGAGCTGGTGAAGACGATCAACCCTCCCCCCTGCACCGTCACCGGCACAATGTCATACACCATTCCCAGGAATGGAAGGAAGTTCAGTGGAGGCTGCGTCGTGTTGCCGTTCGCGGCGAGCGTGTCCGGTCCTCCGGAGAAGCGCACCAGGTTGCCGTCAGCCCACCATTGCCGCTGAAACGCATAGCACATCGGAAGACTCGTCGGCGTCGGCGGGTTATTCGTGCCGTTAATGGGCGCGGGGATCAGCGGATTGAGCGCAGCGAGGCCAAGGATCGACGTGTCCGCGATCCCTGCCTCGCCATAACTGAAGGAATTTGTCAGACCGTCTGCCGGTATCTGATCCTCGAGAACGAGTGTCGCCTGGCCCTGTGGCGTGCGCCAGATCCACACCTGATCGATTTGCTGATCGGAGAACATTCCGGCCGAGGTCGCCGCAACGATGAGCGTGGGAGTGAGCACTGCGGGTGACGTTCCCAGCACACCTCCGTAGACGAACGCCAGCGGAGCTGCGGTGCTCAAGCTTCCATCCACACCGTGCAGGCTGTAGGAGTACTGCAGCGTCTTGTAGGTCAGCGCCACTCCCGATCCTCCGGTCGAGATGCAGATCCACGTCAGGCCGCCGTCAGTGGTCGAAGCGCCTAGCGAGGTTCCCCACGTCGGCTCGGTTACGCCGCTCGTGCCGCCCACACCGTTGAAGAGCCACTGCAGGTTGTTGTTTGAGTCGATCAGGCAGGAACCGGTCACGCCGGCGTTGGCGGCGTCGGCCTGCCACACACCCGGCTGGCCGAGGTTGTACCAGGTCAACCCTCCGTCTTTGGTGACAGCATTCGCGCCTCCCGGCGTCGCGATTCCGGTTGCTACAGGCGAGAGAGCGGTGCTGTCCCAATATCCAGGTGTGCTGCTTACGTCTCCACCGCTCTGCAGCTCGTAGAACCATCCGGGCGGTACGGTGAAGTTGAATCCTAGTTGGCCGTTGCTTCCGGTGCCGGCTCTGTCGGTCGCCGTGAACGTCGTGCCCCACGTGTTCATCGTGGGAGGACTTGTAGGACCGACCAGTAGTTTGAACCACGCGATCGCACCGCCAGCGACGACGTTTCCGAAGCCCTGGTGCAGTTCGACGTTCGCGCTTGTGTTCTGGTAGATCGTGCCGAAAGAGTTTGCGTTCGGAACCGGCGTTCCCGTCAGGTTGGTCGCCACCAGTTGCGCGGCTGGTGGCGAGACGGCCCACACCGGATAGAGTGTTCCGCTCCGTGCGGTTCCCATAGTCGAGGCAACGACTTCGATGTTGCCGTTGGAATCAAGCAGGCTGGTGAACTGCGGAAAGGCTGTGTTGGGCTGCCAGAATCGTCCCGTCACCGGGGTGAGCGTCGGCGGTACCAGTGGCGCGGTCAATCCTGTATTTTCGACCGCTGGACCGTAGCACTTCCATTGCTGGCCGCTGTCCTGTGTCACATGCAGACGTGTGAAGTCGAACGTCGGCGAGCTGCCGCCGGTAGTTCCGTTCCCTGTCGTCGCAGAGCCAGTGTCGGGCGTATAGTCCTGAGCGGTCCCGCTGGTGAAGGTGACCTGGAAGATGCCCAGCGTGGAACTCAGCACAGTGTCTACTGGCAGCGTCTGTCCGTTCAGCACCGCGTCTGTAGTGAGTCCGGAGAATGTCACCTCGACGCCGACGAGATTGGCGAAGTTGATGGGAACCTGTGCCGGATTGATGTATACGAGATGCTGCCACGAAGATCCGCCGCCCGAAACCGCAGTGGCCACGATCGGCACCGTGATACCGCCCAGCGCCATGAAGAGCGTGCCTGGCTCCGCGCCCTGATTGATCAGCGTTCCCGGCGTCACGACTTTGTTCGCCTGCCATCCACCGGGAAAGAGCCACTTCTTCTGATCGACTCCGTTGCCCACGTAGAACTGCGCGTTAGGCAGTCCCAGCATCCGGTTCACACCGGCTCCCGCGCTCTTGGTGAAGAGTGCGGTCTTTTGTCCCGGCGTCGCGTCGTAGAGCGTTCCGTCGCTTCCGTCGCCCAGCACGCGAATCGCTTCCACGTTGTTGCGCAGCGTCTTCCACGGATACCAGCTCTCGATCGCGGGAAAGGTCAGGGCATTGAAGACGATGGAGCCAGGGCTGCGCTTGTCCGTCAGGTCCACGCTGATCTCGCGGTTCAGGCCGTCCAGCAGAGAATCGAAGCGGCTGCCGCCGTAGAACTTCGCCTGCAGGTAGGGAACGGCGGCATCGCGATAGGGGCTGCGCTGCGTCCATAGCCCGGTCATCTGGCGCGCGCCCATGCTCAGCGCGGCGTACTTGGTCGGGTTGGCTACCGCTCCGGCCGCTGCAATCGGTCCCGGCATCTATCGCGTCCGTCCCTGTCCGCCAGTCTTTGCCATGTCCTGGCTCCGCTGCACGGTACGCGTCGTATTCATAAATTGGTTGTAGAACATGTCCTTCGCCTGCGCATCGAGGCCGTCCTGCGTTGCAAGACACTGGGCAATCCACTCCGAACGCCAGATGGAGAAGCGTGAATCATTCACCAGCAGCGCGGCCTCGCTCAACATGCCCTTGTTGAATAAGTAACCAAAGTAGTCACTTAATGGGAGGAACGCATCGGCGGGGCTTGTGATGAGCGGCGCGGCATTCTGGTAATCGAGAAATGCGGTGTAGGCTCCATCGGGCACAGCGTTAACGCGAAAGGTAATGTTGCCCTGGTTGTCGTCGTACTGCGGCGCGATCAGCGTGGGCGTCCTCTGGAAACTCACCTTCGCCAGCGCGGTCGCTCCATTCAGCTCGAGAATGTTTCCATCGGAATCCGTCAGCCATTGCGTCTCGATAAATCCCATCGTCGGCACGGATTGCACGTAGTCTGTTTTTCCGGCTGTGTTGATGGCAAAACTCAGGTTGCTCCGGTTCTGCCGCCAGGTGAACGGCGGTCCCATCATCGTGCCCAGCACCGTGTTCGCCATCGTCACGCCGGGTTCCATGTTGTTCACGTTCAGGCGCTGGTTATCGATCAGCGTCTGCGCATAGGTCATCGAGGCCTGAACGCTGAGCGTGACGCCCATTAGTTCCACCCATACGGATTATCGGCCGTGCGCGGCACATTCGCGCCCCACCTCGGCTCGACGACGCATTGCGCCGGCAGCAGCGCATACACGTTCAGCTCGCGGTCGCCTTGCTTCTTGGGTTCCTTCATCCATCGCGGTTCTCCATCCGGGTCTCGTTCCGTCAGAGCTTCGCCGCGCTTAACATCGTTCGGATTGGGGCTGTTCAGCAGACACTGGGCCTGCAATCCGCGAAAGAAAAATCGGCTGAAGCTGTCGGGGATGGGATCGAGCATCTGATTCATGGCAGTAAAGCGCGGCGGGTCGAGCTGGTAGTAGGGCCGGATTTCGAGCGTAGGCCCTGCAGCAGACGGCAACCGGTCGATGCGGAATCCCTGACTGGTCGGGCTTACGCACGTCCACACTACAGAACCATCGTCCACGGTCTGACCCTCGGCGGCGGCGGCTGAGAGAAACGGCGCGACGCTTCCGGTTGTGCCGAATGTCGTCACGATCAGGATGTTCCCGTTCTTGTCGCTCATGTTCAGGATCGGGTTCTGGCCACCGGGTGCGCTCGCGCCCAGCAGCGGATAAATGATGACATCCGCACCCGGCCAGCTCGCAATATCCAGCTCGTTGTTGTACATCCAGCAGAGATTTTGCGGCCACCATCGACTCAGATTGGTGCGGCTGAGGCCTCGCCTCCACTTGATGTTGTCCATCGGCTTCGGGATGTAGGTGTTGTTCACGTCGATCACGTCGCCGTCTTCGCCCCACCCGATCGGGCCGGCCGCCTGCGCGAGTTGCGGATAGTCCTGCTGAAAGCTGTTGGTGTAGAAAGGCGCGGCAAAGGCGCGATTCCATTTCTGGTTGTACCGTTCGCAGACGATATCCGCCATCACTTCGTTCGCGCACTCGAGCGCCAGCTGGTCGCCATAGCCGCTGGGTCCTCCCCTGGGATCGGGGATTCCCCTCGCGGCGATGACATTGAAGACGTTGCTCAGCTTGATGGTGGAGTTACCCACGTCTTACTCCTCGTCATCGAAGCGGATTCCATGTTTGTGCAACAGCGCAATCACTTCATCCAGGCTTCGGGGCTTTGTCCGTTTTTTCTTTTTCTCCACCACTGGCGGCTTCGTGGCCTCCCGCATTCGCTCTGCGGTATCGCTCTTCTTCGCCGGCTCTTTGTATTGGACTCTTCCCATCATGCCTCCTTTTAGGCTTCGTACATCACGGTTGCCGAACGCAGTTGCGCACTCGGGATGGCTGCGCTGGCTGCGATGGTCACGCCCAGCGTGGCGGCTGCGGTCAGATTGACTGCGCTCGATACTGCCGTATTGGTGTCGAGGTAGGTGGCTGCTGCTGCGGCGGCGGCGGTGCCGATATTCGCGTCTACCCGTCCATGCGATTCAATGGTGGCGGTTGCACCGAGGGTTACCACCGTCAATTCAAATTCAAATTGAATCGGCAGGTTGGCGCTGGCTGCGGTGTTGGTCGCTGCCGTCGTGATCGTGCAGAGCGTAACCCCGCCCAGCGTGAGAGCGAAGCTGATCGTGGCGACGTTGGTGGATGTCGTCGAATAGATCAGCACACCCTTGACTCGCAGCTTTCGTCCGGTCACATTCAGGGCGCCGGCGCCGAAGATGAAACTCAGCAGCGTTTGCGCCGTGGTGATGGCGGTAAGCGCAGTCTGCGCGGGCAGCACCAGGGGCGCTCCCATTGCCAGCATCAACTTACGATTGTTGGCGCTCCCGCTCGAATACATCACGCCGTTGGTCTGGTCGAGCACGATGGCCTTCTGGTCGAAGGAATTCACTCCGCTGGCGCTCGGTGGTCCGTAAGTTACGCGATCTGCACCCATTGTTTTTTCTTCTCTCTGCCTCGCTCACGCGACGCGAATCATCTGACATTGCCGGTTAAAATTTCACGCTGTTGGTTGCGGATAGAAGTCGCTCGGCCGACGCCGATAGACTGGCATCCCCTTGCCGTCTTTCACCTCGAAGGTATTGCCGCAATCCATCGTGCTCGAGTACTCGTCCGACTTCGACTCCTCGCTCTTTTCCAGTAGGACTTTGAAGGCTTCGGTATCCCGGTGCCACTTCCTTACGCGCACCTTGGCTTGCGCTTCGGTCTCCATCTTGCCGGTGCGGAAGTCTCTCTGCGGTTCGAGGTTCTGATCGTAGGGGTGCGGGCTGAAGACGGCGAGCCGGCAGATCCCGCAGTGGATCAGCAGGGTGAAGCCATCCATCATCTTGACCTTCTTCAGCGTTGTGTCGCCCTTGCCTTTGTAGATGTTCTTGGGGCTGGCACCTTGCCTGTGAGAACAATTCTTCGCAACCTGCCAGCGTCCGCGCATCTTGCTGGCCAGCTCACTTTGACGTTGCGCGTTCTGGACAGACTTCGATCGTTCCTGCGCCTCGAATGTCTGAAGCGCGCGCTCGGCGATCTTCATGTTCATCTGCGCGGTCTTCAGCTGGATCTCTTCAAGCTGCTCCTGCATCGTTTTTTCTGCCATGCCAATCCTCCTCGTGCCCGTCGCCCCGGATGCCTCCACTGGCCATCCGGGGTTGCCGCTGGGTGTTGCCGTTTGGTTGGTTTTATGTCGTCATCGGAACGGCGATCGCGATCCGCATACGACTGGTGATGTCGGGCGGTGGCCCGATGCCCAGCACGCAGTTGTATCCGGTTCCCGCCTGGATGAGCTGGTTGGCGTCATAGGCGGTTCGCGCTGTGAACTTCTCAGCCCACAGATCGAGATTCTGCCATTTATGGCCGGGCTTGGTCAGTTTGCCGTGAGGGAACTGAATGAACACCATGCCATCCATGCCGGCAAGGTAGGTGCTGATCCCGGTCTCGCCGGAACTCTGCCAGTTTGCGGTCTGGGTCTGGTTGGTGCTCTTTCTCCAGTGGCAGCCGAACAGCTCGAGCGTGCGCACCGGAGCCTCGCCGTCATCACCATCCAGCGGTTCCAGCTTCAACTGGCCCGCGTCGGTGTGCTTCCAGATGTCAACGATGGAGTTATTGGAGTCGTCAAGCATCAAGTCGGAGACAAAGAAGGGATGAATGCTTCCGTTGTAGAAGCCATCCTTCATCTGCGGCACCTCGGCACCTTCGAGCGAACCCGGCATCTGCTCGATGATGTTCTTGGTGAACGCATAGGGCGTGGTGGTCGCGTCCTGATTGGCCGTCCGCGTATCCATCGTGCGCAGAAAGTCCATCTGGAACATGATGAGGTCGTCGATCGTCAGCGCGAGCTGATAGGCCATGATGCGCCTGTTCTCGACCAGATCGTCCGAGATCGAGGTCAGCGCGGCAAAGTCGGAAATGGTATTGAAATTCGCCCACTGCCCGACCACGATGTCCTTGAAGTTGACGTTGATCTGCTCCGGAGGTCCAGGCGTGCCCTCGGTCTGCTGGGTGGTGTCCGGTCCCAGCGGAATCGACATGAAGTTGCGCCAGGTCTGTCCGCTCTTTTCGGGCAGATCCATGTGGGTACACATCAACAGCTTGTTGGTTTTGGCGTACAGCCACTGCATGAAGACGCGGTTGTAATAAACCGTCAGACGCGCCTGCGGCATGTTGGCGGAGGTCTGAGCGGCTTGCGTTGCTCCACCCTCCGCTACCGCCGAAGCGCGCGCTGCCTGCGCTCCCATCGCCATCGCTGTGGCTCCGGTTGCCATAAGCGCCGACGCAAAGGCGATCAGCAGCTGCAGCAAAGGCCACAGAATGTATTTGAACAAAAATGCAGCGATCCCGTTCTGAGTCCCGGTTCGCATCCCGATTGGGCGGAACTGCCTGCTCGTCCCGCTCACCCATTGCTTCTTTCGCTTCCACATCCGGTACGTCAGTGTCTGACGCATTGTTGCGCTCCCTCAGCTCAGGCCGTAGCCTTCGCTGCCGGGTAGTAGAACTCACAGGCCTCCGCATAGTCCTTGTCACCGCTGCGAATTAACGCCTCGGTCCTAGCTAGGCTCATCCTGTCGATCTGCTCCCGCGTGTATTTGAGTGTCCTTGTCTGGGCGCTCTGGGGTGCGCGGAAGTTGGTGCTCCGCGTTCCTGTTCCATTGCGTCCGCCTCGGCTCGTCTCGACACGCTGGACCTGATTCTCGTCAGGAAACGTTGTGACGTTCGGTGCTGCTTCACCGGGATCTTCGACTAGATCGCCGGCTGCCAACATCTGGTGAAAAGTTTGCGTCATCATCTCTTTCGTGATGAGCGACACATCGCCATTCACCAGCACTCCCAACCGCGTCGCCAACAGTGATCGATTCGGCTTGCAGTTGTAAAAATCCGGGGTCTCGCTTACCCACTCGTCGGCTCGCGCTTTGAAGGCATCCATCGCCATCTGGCGAAGGTCCATTCCAGTCGCATCCTGTACCAACCTGGTTACTGCCTCTGCTGCTTTCGCCGGGTTCTGCAGGTCTGTGGTTGCCTGCATGGTCTCGTCGGCGGTCATACGCTTGCGCGGTGCGATGGGAGAGGGGTTTGTGTTCTCAGGTGGAGCTTCCGCGCGTCGGGCCAGGGCGCGCTGCGCGTGCATGTTGTTCAACGCGATCTTGTCGTTCACTTCCTGCTCGGTTTTGCCGTAGTAGTAGATCGGATTGGTGCCGTCCTCCATATCGAGTACTCGGCAGAAGGTTCCCGGCTCGACAGGCTTACCGTTTGGGCGCGTTGTTACCCATTCCATCCTCATTGTTCGTTCTCCAACTCGGCCAGCTCCGCGTTCACGACCACTTCCAGTTGCGCTACGACTTGACGAAACATTTTCACATAGGCCCAGGCACTTGCGACTTCATCCCGGTTAGCAAGTGGATCGTCTTGACTTAAGCTAATAGCACGTTTCTGGTGAAAATGAATAGCCTTTTCCGCGATGCGCAGATACAACTTCTGCCCCGGCATCTCCCAGAATTCCTTCAAGTCCAGCCGTTCCACCCGCGTCAGTTCGCGCTCCGGATCGTCGTGAGCTCGCCGCTCTGCCGGCGCAGGCCTCGGCTTCGCTTCCGGATCTCGCCCCTCGCGTACAGCGGCCAGCTCCGGGGTCAGCGGCTCCCCGCGTAAAAACTTCTCGTGTGTACTCAGGTTAGACTGGGCCATTCTGCAACTCTCCCATGTCCGTGTTGCGCTCTAAACGTCCCTCGGCTTCCTCGAACTCCGTCGAACCCTCCAGACGCTCTGCGGCCTTGTCCGCGGCGGCCTTCACCACGGCGACTTGAGTATCCACCTGACCCTTGGCGTTGATTGCCTGGATTTTGTTTTGTCCGCGCAACTGTTCGATCGCCGCCGCCGTCTTCGTTCTCTGTGCAGCGGGGTTCGTGGCCTGAACCTGTTGCAGCTCCTGCGGCGTCAGATCCACGATGATGTCTTCCGCGCCCTGCAGCTCGCTCACGCGCATAAAGATTTTCTCGATCGAAGCGAAGTTGATCGTCTTTCCTTTTTGGTGCATGAATTCCATCAACTGCGGCTGCTGCAGCAGCTGCAGCAGGAATGGAATCAGTTGCGCGATCGCTGCCTTGGCCGCCAGCTTCTGGCCGGCGAGGATCTTGATGTTGAACTCAGCGTTAACCAGCCTCTCCGGATCGATCTTGTTGATGATCGTGTCAGCAAATTTCTTGCTAAGGATTCTGCGGATCTCCGCGATCGGCATCTTGGTCTGCACGATCCACCACAGAAAGCGGTACCAGCGCACCAGCACGCCTTCGATGTGCGAGATGGGTGTCGCCACATTGTCATCGGCTTTGCCCCCTAGCCGGTTGACTCCTGTTGCCGTCTTCAGCGCGGTCGATCCAGGTCCGGTGTTGCCCTGCATGGTCGTCGCGTTCGCGCCCACCAGATCTTCGCCGCCCTCTTTGCCCAGCGTGTAAATCTTCCATGCCTCGGGCGGGATCTCTGGTTTCGGCACATAGGCGAAGGCCTTGCGCACGTCACCGCCAGGCACGTTCACTCCCCACAGATTGCCCAGCCCCATCACGATGTTTTGCGTTGGCTCGTTGCCGCTCGAGCTGTCGTACATGAGCGGAGCGTTCGTCCAGTAGCCGATCATCTTCAGCACTTCGTTGAGTACGCCCTGATCCATGCGCTGATCGCCAGCGTTCAGCCGACCGATGCCCATGCCATAGCCGCTGTTGTCGATGTTCCACCAGTTCGCGGCGACGCCCAGCGCGAAGTCCTTCAGCTCATGCGGAGCATTGCGTATCGTCTTGCGACGCCCCATGTAGCACAGCACTTCGATGATGGTCTCGCTGGTCGAATACTTCAGCCGCATGAGCGGCCGCCGAGTTGGATCCACGTTGGTCTGTACGTGTTCGCCTTCGGCATGGAAGACGACGGCCGAGTTCGAGTTCATGCTCTGGGAGGTTGTCGAGGCCGGCGGCGCATCACCAAGTGGATTCTCGAAAAAGAACTTTTTTAGGTCCTCGTCGGAGGGTATGTCTTTGTAGACATCCATGCCGCGCAGTCGCTGCAGATCCTGCAGCGTCAGGTAATCGACATCGATCTTTCCCCCCGCACTCAGCTCCGGACGGTTCGGTGTGCGCCAGCCTGGATCATAGAGCGTCGTTCCCAGCTTGCGATATTCAAGGTAGGGATACGTCTCTGTCACCTTCTGGGTTACAGTTTCAAACTCGTCGCTCTCCCACGTGTTGACGATCTTCGGAGGTCCAACCGGGAGCTGTATCGTTTCCGGCTGCTTTTTTCGTTTGCGTGTGGTGTACACGCATTCCTTCTCCTCGTATCCCATGTCGCCTATGCCGGTGCCCTGCAGCGTCTGGCAATCGACTAATAGGCCCATGTTGTATTCGAGGTCGGCGCGTTCGCTCAGCGTGGAGAAGATCTCGGTGATGGCGTCGATATAGATCTCCTGGTCGTCGTCGTCGGCCAGCGGTCCGCGCGGCTCCAACAGAAACGGAGTCTGATCGGCAAAGACGCCTCGCTTGATCTGCGTCGCCATCGTGTTCGAGTTCTTGGCCACGTTGAACCGCGAAATGCGCGCCGTTCCGCCGCTGTCGCTTCCACGCCAGTTGCGATCGAAGTTAGGGCTTTGCTTCAGGTAGTCGATCAGCTGCCATTCGGCCAGCCACGCATTCTCATCCAGCCATCCCACCCACGCCTGGTAGTTCTCCCACACAAGCGTCGCCGCGGCGTCATCGTCGAACGTGGTTTCGGTCGCTCCGTCTTCGCCCAGCTCGGCCTGCGACTGCGCGATGCGAGGCGTCATCTCATTGCCCAGCGGCATTCCATCGCCGCCTGGTCGAGCTGCTACGTCATCACCCTCGCGCGGTATGTCGAGTTCTTCAGCCATCCAAGCTTTCTCCTCGTGCGGCTTTTAGCATTTGGTGGCAATAGCGATCGTGGTCGCAATATACGCACCGTCCGTTCGATCCTTGTTCCCATGTGAGGCACGGTCCCATCGTGTCCGTCCGCTTTACGCAGACGCACCAATGGGCCTCGACGCGAGGCGTGGATGTCGTATCGCACAGCTTCAATTCTTCAGCCATCTAACCCTCCCGGCATCGGCGGTAGTCTGTACGTCGTCGTCGCCTCCATCGCCTGCTGGTGTGCGATCGCCTTTTTCTTCAGCTGCTCATCCACGATTGGAGTGCCCTGCAAATTCAGAAGCCAGTTCAGTGTGGCATCGTCTCTGCGGCTGCGCTGGTATTCGATCTCTTCATCCTCCAGCGCAGATCGCATCTGTGACATTGGCACTAGGTTCCCCAGCTTCGACACGCACTCGACGATGCCGGTCTCTTCAATCAGGCCAAAGTGGACAAACTGCTTTTTGCATTCGCTCCCTTTGGTCATGCCCCGCGCGAAGAGTATCCGTCCTACCTTCAGCAGCGGCTCCATCTGCTTGATCGAGTTGTTGCGCAGGTTTTCATTGTCTTCCCAGTCGTTCCACTGGATACGCAGACTGACGTTGCGCCGGGCAGCTTCATTGCGCACGTGCGGCGTAAATCCGTCGCAACCGGGCGTATTCAGAATCATCATTCCATCGGCCTGCAGCTCCTTGTGGATGCGAACCATCCTCTCGGCCTGGTGGCTGGGCGTGCCGCCGATCTGCCAGCAGTCGATCACGTACACCTTGCCGTCGATGACCCGCGCCGCCGCACCCTCGAGAAACTTGCTCGTCGCCGGCTTGCTGCCATAGGGCAACCGCCAGCACACAAACGTCTCACCGCCATAGGCCGGGATGCGCTCGATATCGGCCTCGCACGTTCCATACAGCTTCTCGTCGAAGATCGGCGTATGGCCACCTTGCGGATCGTTCTGCTGCTGACACATGAAGGTCTCGTAGTTCTCATAGAACATTCCGCGCAGCCGCTTGTAGGTCATGCCCGGTAGATCGGCGAAGGGGATAAGCACTTCGTCTTCTGGCGGGAACTCTCCCGGCAGAAGACGCGATCCATCTTTGCGCTCGATCGAGTGGCGAATCAGAACGTCCCACTCTTCGGGGTCCATATCCGCGAGTCTCACACCGTAAAGGTCGAACGGGTGATATCGTGTGCCGACGAGGTACAGATAGCCGCCTGGCACCAGCGTGTTTTTGTTGGTGTCGAATGTTTCAATCACACCTTGCCGTGCCTCTGCGGTGGCGCGAATGCCGCTGTTCTTGGTGGCTACCATGTCGTCGCAGTTGAGAAGCCACGGATGCCAGCCTGACTGTTCGGTCTGCGGTGAAGTGAATGCGATCGTGTCGTCGAGCGCATCGCGATCGTGGTTAGGTGTGTTCCACGTTTCCTTGTTATTGCTGAACGGCTCTTTGTCTACGACCAGTTCGGGAAAGCAAAGTTGAAACCGGGTGGGCTTCTCGTACTTCGCGCAATAGAAGTAATTCGCGGTGCCTTTCGAGATCTTCCTCGCGAGTGGCTGCGTTGCGGTCTGATTAAGCAGCGTGATTACTTTTGGAAACGCCGCAACCCACTGCACCTTATCCACACGGTTCCATGTGGTTTTGTACGTGAAGCGCGGATCGAAGTGCATTAGCTTTTTTTTCTTGCGCTGCTCCTCGATCGCGAGCAGAGGATTTTTCCTGCCATAGAGATCGGCGACTGGCTTGTGCAGGTCCGGATGGAAGTCCCACCCTAACATCCTGCCTGCAAAGAACGGATCGGTGATGAAGCGATGCCGCAAATCTTGGCGATAGGCGGCATCCTGCACGATGCGTTCGTGATCGTCTGGCTCAATCATTTACATCCCTGCTGCTGGCTCTGCCGCTGCGTCCGGTGCTCCACCGCCAGGTGCTGCCTCCGCATCGGGTGCAGCTCCCGCGCCAGGTCCGGGTTGATTCATCGCGAATTGGTCGGCGACGTGTTCTCCGGCCTCGTCGGGGGAAGAGCTGACGGCCATATTTTTGCGCTCAGGCTCGGCTTTATCGTCACCCTTTTTCGCTTTGTAGGTGTGGTGATGAATGATGTGGCCGTCTTCGGTCTCTTCGCTGCGGATCTCATGCAGATGTTTCTTCTTCGGTTTTTCGTCTTTTTTCTCTTCGGCCATCGTCCTTCTCCTGAAAAGTGCTGGCGGGGATTATCCCCCCGCCCTTTTGGTCGTGCTGGGTCCCGGCTTTACGGCCCGCGCGTTTGATAGGTTTATCCGACGCTGAACTTCTGAATGTTCACCGTCGTCAACGTGCCGCCAGCGGCTCCGCTCGAAGTGAAGGTAAGTGTGAAGGTCGGCAGGACCGCCACCGTTGGCGGGTTCGCGGACGGGTTGCCCTGGTTGAGGAATCCAGTCGGGAAATTTGAAAGGGTCACTGAAGCTACTTTGGTTTTGTTGACATAAAACTCAATATCGCCAGCCAGTATTCCACTCACCGAATCAAAGATCAGGCGCGCATGTACCCAGAAGCTCTCCGTCAAGCTGGCCTGGGCGATGGCTCCGCTCGAACCCAACAGCGTGTTGCTTCCAATGGTCTCGCTGCTGCCTTCGTACAACTTGATGGTGACGTTGCCGCTGGCCGTGGTTTTGATGTAGCCGGAGACCCATAGGTCGAAGACTGTCTGCTCGATCTGCGTATCGGGCGGGATCGCGATCGAAAGAGGAACGGCCGCGTTCGGCGCGCTGGGTGCGATGGTCTCGGTGACCGCTGCCAGGGTGAACAAAACCGGCAATACGCCGGCCAGCGTCTGGGTCTGAGTCGCCTGCTGGTTAAGAGGGATCTGGTTCGCTACGCTGGCGGCTCCCGAATTCGGGCCATAGGGTCTATCTGACAGAGCCATTGCTTACTCTCCTTGGGATGATGCATTTTGTTGCGACATTCTCGGCAAGTCTACTCCGATTCCGTTTTTCGTCTAATCAATTATTTTTTTGATTGCGCTCTTCGCAGTGCCTTGCGGTTGATGATGGCCGTGAACCCATCTTCAAAGCGCACCTGCACATTGCCGATCGTGTTTCTCACGCCGATGATCTCGCAGCGCTGTCCCTTGCGGCCCTCGCGGTCCCAAGTGAGGACGTGGGGGAAGGCCTCGGCGTCAGGCGGGAGTGGCTTCATGACTGGCCCTGCGAGTGCTGCCTTGATCGGATGTAGTCGTTGTTATCGAATCCGCACTTTTCGCAGAATCCGTCCGCCTCTACTCTCATGCGACCGCAGCTCGCGCAATCGATGTTGTAGTAGCCGTCCTTTAGTTCGATCGGTTCGCTCATTTTTTTCTGAACTCCGCGAAGGCCTCGGCTGTAGGTGTGCCGCCGCTGGCCTTCCAGTCCTCGAAGGCTTCAGGGTAGAGCAGGTCCGGACGCCTGCGCTCGAGCGTGCGAAATCGCTTGTAGGCTTCGCGCTCCTCTGGCGTGCTTGGCCGGCGACAGTAGCGGCATTCTTTTTTGTCGGTGATGGCGGTGAGCTGAGCACGGCGCAGCTTCGCGTGTTCCTTGCTGCAGGTGATCGCGCCACGCATCAGACGCTCTCTGGGAACTTCATCTTTGCAGATGACGCAGTGGGTTTTTACTTCGTCGTAGGTTTTTCTCGCCATTTAATTTTCCATTCTTTCGACAATGAAGTGGGTGCGTGGATCGTGCCGCTCATTCTTCACGATGACGGCCTTCGACTCTGTGACATAGGCGTCCGAATGCAGGACGCCGGCGTAGACGAGCGCGTCGATCGCCACCTTGAGAGAGTTGTCACTATCGAGTCTTTGTTTGTGGCCGAGATAGACGCGGACTTCGACCCGGTACTGCACGCGGCGGCGCTCCACGTCTGTGATCGGTGCGACGGTGCAGCCTCGCGCGAAGATCGCCACCGCATCTTTGTAGGCCTTGGCTTCTTTCGTTAGTTTTTTCCCACGGTGGGAGAAGCCGTCTTTGCCGGTGTACATGCAGGGTTTGGTGTAGTGGTTCGTGCTTGGCGGCGTGAGATACGGCACCGTGAACTCAACTAGCTTCTCAGGCTCTCGATTCATTCCGAATCCCTGCTTTTTTGTTTTATGATGGGTTTGACACATACCAATTTCATGCCCATATAATACAGGCATGAAGACTAAGAAAAAAGCTACTAGAAGGAAGAAGATGGCGAAGGCGGGTAGACCGAAAGGTAAAAGCCCCTCATATGTAGAGCTTGGTTTACGGGCAACAAAAGCGGAATATGACCTTATCCAACAGGCGACGGAAAAAAATGCTGAGCGCCGTCACGTCATCGCGTCGCGCAATAACTTCTGTCTGCGGGCTGCGATCGCGGCGGCTAAAAAAGAGTTGGGCCTGGTCGATGAGGTTCTAGACGCCGACGACATCTAATCAGGCTTCGCCCTTCGGCCCATCCGCCTGCTGCGCCTCGCAGCGGGAACAGACCGTTTCATCTTTGCGGAACCGGAACTTCCCACACGACCAACACCACCTCGTTACCATCCACTGCGGCATCCCTACCGGCATGATCTGCATGGCGTCCTCTTTCTCAGAGGGGAGTTTGCCCCTCCCCCCTATGAGCGTATTCCGTCACAGAATCGTGACACTATGCGCCGCCAATATCAATTGGCGAATCCCACACAGCCGCTAAGATTGCGATCAGCTCTGTCATCGGGAACCTCCTTTCATCGTGCGCCTAAACAGATTACGCGCTTCGCGTGGCCTCCAGCTCCTCCAGTTCGGCGAACAATCGTTTTACATCTTCGCGGCCTTCGTCGATCTCATTCGGTTTAACTGGCTCGTACTCGCGCGCAAACTCCTCCAGGTCGTCATCTAGGATTCGCGCCAGAATGTACAACGTGTTAACCAGCTCCTCCATCGTCTGAAAATTGATGTCCAGATGCCCGCGACTCAGGTGCAGGGTGTCCGGTATCCCTGCGAGGCTCACTGGCGACGTGTCGCGGCGCACCATGTTCCGCACGGACCGGCGAGTTGGGGTGCGCTTCTCCTCTCTTAGCCGGCGCATCAAGGTAGTTACGTCCTCGGTCTCCGAAACCCGGTCCAGAAACGCCAGCAGGCCTTCTCTCTCGGCCAGGTAGCTCCCGTTCACGGCCAAGGTGGGTACGATCTCCAGCAACCTCGACGCCGCGCCCTGCTGGATCTGAAACAGCGCCTCCAACTCCCGGCGCGTGTAGTGCGATCGCACCGATTCGGCCACCGATCGGCGGATCTCTTGAACTCGCGGGAGCCAGGTAATCGGTCGCGCCATCGTTGAAACTCCTTTACTGGGCGAAGCCTGCGGCGTTGCCGTCTGCCGGGGGATTAGTGGAAGGCCTTTCCATAACCCCAATATGCGCCTTTTTGACCCTCGCGCGCATCTGTATTACACAGTGTAACCTCTACCGTAGAGCTTACCGTAATCTCTACGGTAGAACCCCTGTATGCACTACCGTAATCTCCACCGTAGGGCATACAGTAATCTCATGCCTATCATCGTTGCGATCGCGAACCAAAAGGGCGGCTGCGGAAAGACCACAACCACCATGAACCTCGCAGGCGGTCTCTGCCGCGCCAAGTATTCGGTCCTGGTCGTCGATGCCGATCCGCAGGCCAGCGCAACCGTCTGGAGTCTGGCGAAAGGGCAGGGAAGTCTGCCCTTTGAAGTGCGGCCGGCGCGTCAGCTCAAGTGGCGATTCTCAGGCCTGGCGAACGCTGAAGAGGATCTTGTGTTGGTCGATTGTCCTCCTGGCTTCGCCGATCAGGACGAAGCGGCCAGGTTCACGCGGGCTGTGCTGCACGGTGCCGACGCCATCCTGGTCCCGCTCCGTCCTTCGACGCTCGATTTCTCTGCGGCGGCCAGCTTCGTCCGCGTCCTCGCGCGAGAGAAGCTGCCGGAGGCCAAGGTCGCGGTCCTCATCAACGCCCGTAAAAACACGCTGCTTGGCCGTCAGTCTCAAGAGCAGGCGGCGATTCTGTTCGCGCCGATCGAAGGCGCTGTTGTGCTCACTACCACCATCGGCGATCGCGCACCCGTTACAGAAGTGTCCGGCTCTGGTGAAACCATCTTCGACTACGCTCCACGCCACACCGCAGCGGTGGAGTACGTCAACCTCACGAAGGAGATTTTGGCATGGCTCAGCAACGCGCTCCCCTCGCCTCACACGCTCTCGAAGACATCCGAGTACCCCTTACCTCCATCCGGGACCGCCGAGACGCTGTAGAGGCTCCCAGCGAGGCGCAATCTGCCCCTCCGTCGCCAGATGGATCGGACCTGTTGAACGGGTTCGCGTCCCTGCGGCCAGGTGGCAAGCGTGAGCGGATGGTGCCGTATCCCATCCGGCTCCCAGCGGGGCAGATTGCCGAGCTGGAGCGCCTGCGGGGTGAGCGCGGCATCATCCCTGCAGAATTCATTCGCGACGCCGTGGCGAGCTGTCTGGGGCTGCTGCGCAAATCCTAAAAAAAGGCCTCCGTCTCCGGAGGCCAATCTGCCTTGGTTCTCTCTGGTTAGGAGAGCTTGTACGGAACGTGTTGTTTCGCGGCGGCGCGCCGTTCGTTCCTGATCCGGTTGAGGGTACGCACGAGATCGACGAGTATCAGCACGCCGATGCAGTACAGCCCTCCAGCTAAGAAGTAACGCATTAGGCTCTCACCGTGCGCGGCGCGATCGCCGGGGCGCTGACGTAGATGGCGAGGCCGCCGGCTGCGGGGTAGCCTACCTTGAGTCCTGGGTGTGCGAGTTTCACTTTACGCATCGCGGTTTTGATTTTTTTCTTGAGGTTGTTCTGGTCTGCGTAGTCACATCCCAGCTGCTGGCCGAGCATTCGCCAGGTGAGCAAGTGTTTCGTCTTCCCGCGCTGTGTAAGGTTCGCGCCGATGTAGTTGCAGAAGAGGTATAAATCCAGCGCCAGCGGCGACTTTCTCAACACCCTGATTGCTCGAAGATCGAACGGAATCGCGCTCTCCATGATGGCTGCAAAAAAATCGTGGCTGAGATCGATGTAGCTCTCGAATAGGGCGCGTTTGCCAGGTACCCACCAACCGATCTGGCTCTCTTCGACGATGGGCTGCTGCCGGGTAAATTCCAGCTCCCCATGTTGCAGTGTGTCACCGTCCCAAGCGGTGCTTTGGTACCGCCTGCGATAGCTGATGTGCGACCCGATTAGGCGCGCGAATTGCTCTTTGACTCTGGCCGTGTCGCTGCGCTTGCCGCCCTTCGTCGTGTCCAGTCCCAGCTCGTGCGAGAAGTCAGCCAGGCGACCTCCGAGATGAAGCCTACGCACACCTGTACGCTTCGCCTCTGTGACCATCCAGATCAGAATCAGGCGGGGCAGGATGCCATAGGGGTAACCGAGTGGGCAATCGTTGCGGTCATCCCAACCGGGCTGGATGATGAGCGTGTATGCGCCATTCCTGCGCTTCCACACTGGCACCTTGCCGGGGTCTTTGTGGGGCAGCGTACATTGCACCAGAAAGCGCGCGAGGAAGGCTGTTTCGCCAAGCGGATCGCCCTTAATTTCCTCGGTCCCCTGGATGAGTTTGAGCGCCGCTTTAGATGCATCTTTGGCGGCTGCGGCGGTCCTAACTTCTTCTTTTAGGCCCGTTGAATCGGCGATCTCTGCTAGGGGAGTGGGGAGGTCAGTCATGCGGCGTTGTGTTAAGTCCTTATGACAAGCCACCTTACATCCTTTCCCAAATTTGTCTACATATTTTTTGGGGTCGGAACCTGACAAAGCGCAGAGATGGCGAAGGGAATTTGACGGGTGTGTCGGGTGGGCGACTCTGGCGATGTCGGTGAGCGGAGCGAGGATTCGCATTTTTTTGCATGTTCGGGTTTTCGCTTTTTCTATACCTAAAATATTTTTTCCACCGGGCGATGTGGATCTAGAAAGTTTTCCACGCTGAAACGGTACCCCCCCCCCTCAAGCGCATAAAAGGCGAACGATTTCCGACCGCTGAAACGGTACCCCCCCCCTCAATAAAACCTTGGAGTAGAGCGGGTGTTTGTGTGATTTCTCTTTTTACAGTATTCGCCTTTTCGTTGCCATGCCTCGCCGTTTAGCGTTTTTTTTCGACCGCTGAAACGGTACCCCCTTCGACCGCTGAAACGGTACCCCCAACTATCCATTTAGTTAAGGCATGTAGTTAAGTACCATGTAGTAGTAGCGCCGCGAATTCTGTGGAAAGGTGGAAAACCCCTTCCCAGCTCTGCACCACCGACTCCAGGCGATCTGTGCTACTACACCTACCCTTTCCCTCTATCTAAACCTCTAGGCGATTGGAGCATGGTTCCACATCGAGTACAGAGGCCTCCATAAAACACCCTTACAGCTACCCTTCGACCCCGGCAAAGCAAAGGTGAGTACAGTAGAAACACTGCAATAACAACAGCATACAAACAATGAATCAAGAACAACACCAAACAAATAACAAAGAAATAGACAAAGCAATGAATAAAAGATTAGCCTATACAGTAAAAGTTCTAAAGGT